TCATAACCATCATCTTACCTTTTTTAGCACCAATTTCTTTTCTTAATTCCTCAAGTCTCTTTTTTTTCTTTTTAGCGTTTTCTTCTTGAACCGATTTTTTCTCTTCTTCTTTTTTCTTTTTACTAAAAATACCAAAACCACCACTCATCATTTTTTTAATACCTGACTTTTCTAATCTTCCTGTAGCAGATTGTGAACCTGCAGTAACAGCCATACCAACTTTAGCACCTGCTGGTTTTGGTCCTTTAAAATCTTTTCTCTTTACTCCTGATGGATCTTTTATTTTACCAGCACAAATTTTGCTAGCATATGCGTTAGCGTATGCACTAGGGTAAACTTTGAACTTTCGCTTTGCTGCAGCTTTTCCTCTTGGGCATAGTTTTGTCATATTTGTTGCATCCTTTTATCTGTTGATAATATATTTTTTTCTGCTTTAGGTCTAGACTGTGAGTCTTTACTTCTTTTACGAAGTTGAGCTACTGCAGAATCTTTCAAAAGTCTTTCTTTTTTTGCTTTTTGTAAGTCTCTAATTAAATTCATTTCTTGCCCTTAAATATTTGAGTTCCCTTAATACCATAGATGCTCGCCACGACAAGGATCCACAAATTTGTGAACCAGCTCGGGAGCGACTGGAAATGATCGAAAAAAATTTTTATTTTGTCCATTGCCTGTGCGTCATCTGAAAAGACTCCATATGCAAGCACCAATATGGGCAACGTGAGAATTACGAGAACGGCCTCGTCCTTGTAGTCTGCTTGACGCGCTTCTAAAAGTTTTCCCTGGTAAGCTTCCTCACCTCGAGCTTGACGTTCTGCATGTAGCAATTGTGCATCAGACATTGCAACTTTTGCTTTTTGTTTGTTGGCGTATATCTTACTGCCCGCAGATACTGCTAATTTAATTGCACTGAACCACATTATTTAACTCCTGTAAATTTATGCCCTCTAAGTGCTGCACCCATGCCTCTTATACCATCAGGTCTATGTGGGCACGACATTTTTGATTTTTTAGTCATCTTCCCTTTTTTTGCTTTTATTGGTTGTGCTGGCCCGGTTGCCATTGGCGGACAAGGTGGAAAAGAAAATCCATCTGGGCAAAGTTGTTTAGGGTCATCATCAGATCTACCGCCAGGAGGAGTAGGTTTTATCAATCCAACTTCTTTCATATAATCAACACCTTTTCTACTCATAGGATCAAAAGGTTCTCCAAAAGCTCTGTAGTAATCTTTTGTAGTTGGTAATTTCTTAGGCTTTCCAAAAAAACTTTCACCTCTCATTTTTTGCATTCTACTTCTTTTTAAATAGGGATCAAAAATTAAACCTTTTAAAACAGCTGTTCCTGGACCCATAAACATTCTTTTTTGATCATTTGAACCTGTTGGTTGTGTCTTGAGATTTGAGGTAGTAACTTTTTTGGGATTATTACCTCCACCTGCTACATTTCTTGTTGCGCTTGTTCCAGGAGACATCGCTCTACCTCTTTCTCTAGCATCAGCTTCTGCTCCTTTGAATGCTTTTAAAATTTTATTTTTTCTTTTCATACATTAACCTATCCACATTTAACTGTGCTATATTTCTCCTGTCTTCTAAAACACATATATTCTATCATCATCTCAACACATTCGTAAGCCCTACCACCTGATAGCTTCCATTTATAAGTCTGTGTCCAATGACTCTTTCTAAGTCTAGGTTTTACTACGTTTCCACCAAAAAAATCGGCAAATTTTTGTACTGAATCTTTATCACACATTTCAACAGAACATTGAAATGATTTTCTACCATTTCCCTTACCCCAAATACCAAAACTTCCTTCACCATCAAATAGACCAGCTAGGAAAAGTAATTTATTTTTTTCTGATAGATTTTCGTAAGAATTTTTTTGCATTTTTGAGTGAGATTCCTTGTGGGTTTGGTCCCTTCTTAGGCGGTGGCCCAGATTTTTTTCCTCCACTTAATCCTTTCCTCATTTTTGTTGCATTTTCTCCCTAGCTACTTGCAAACGCTCGTCTGATTGCTGATCTTGTTGCGCAAGTTTATCATAATCATACTCTAAACGTTGAGCAGCTCTTTGATTTTCCATATCTTGTTTAAATTTAGTTTCCTCTGCTTTTCTTTGCAGATCCATAGCTCTTAAATCTACTTCTTGTTGTTTTATTTTTACTAATGGGTCTTGTTTTCCAGCACTAGCCTGCATTTCGCTTTGAACTAACTCTTCAGTGATACGTGCAGCAGCTTTTGCAACCTCTGCTTCAAACATAATTTCAAATTGTTGAGGATCTACTTGTGCCATTTGCGCCATTTCTGGGTTTTGCATTAACATTTGTTTAACTTCTGCTTTTGCTTTAAAAGAAATATGATCTGAAATGTGCGATTGTAACAAAGCATACACTTGCGGGTTTATTTGAACCATCCTAGATTGCATAAATGCCATGTGCGCAGCTAAATGTGCGTCATGATCTTGAAATTCAAATGCCGTAAGTAGTTTCATCTGCAGTGCACGTGCATTTTCTTTTGCAGGATCCATAGGTTCAGGTTGTTTTGGTGGTGGTTTAAGAATTGCTTCTATTTGTTTTGTACCAAGTGCCTCATAAACACGTCTGTAAGCTTCATGAAGGTTGTGCATTTGAGGATTCGACTGTGCAATTTGTAATTGATTCTGCGCTAACATTACTCTTTGCGCCATAGACATGATATTTGGGTCTGCAACAGGTAAAATATCTACTCTATTATCAAAATCTGCAGATTTTATTTGTCTTGGACCACCATAAACGTCATACGGATACTCAGGTGGCAGTGATTCACCACAAATTCTAGCTAAAATTTTGAATTCGAGACGCATTGCATAATAACATCTCTTGTGAACTCCGCTCATAACACGTGATCCACGCTCCATAAGAGCCACTGTAGTGCCTACGGCTCTGTTTTGTAGGTCATTACCTACGTTTGAGTCTGTAATAGCTGCAAATTTTTGTCCTGCTTGAACAACAAAACCTAAAAGATTGTACAAAGTAACCGATGGTTCTGTAAATGGTAAGTTAAAAAACTGATCTCTTATGTTTCCACCTGGCGCATCAACATCTCTAAACTCTCCCGGTTGAATTGGTTGGTCATCATCACGTACTCTTATACCTCTAGACTTAAATCCTGCAGGTAAATTTTTTAAAGTTCCTGCATCAATCAGTTGTCTTAATGATTGAGTGGCTGCTTGTGACAGTCCACCAATCATATGAGTTAAACCAAAACCGTAGAAACCTAATCCTGGTAGAAACTTATAATGAACAAAATATTCTATTCTCGAATAATTTAAATCACCAGGTCTATAGTTTCGATAAATTGATAATATCTCTCCTGATCCCTCGTCAATAGTAACAATGTAAGGAATTTTTATTTTTTTTGCTTTGTCATCAAAATCTTCATAATCATCAAGATTAAGATCTACATGCATTTCTAATATTGTATGCAAGTAATCATCACCAGTTCTTTTGATACCCTCTAACTGATTTAATTTTTTCTGAACATCATCTGGTTCAGTATTTGATTCTATCAATTCTATATCTCTATAAAAACCTGCTGCCATTTTTTTAGTGACTTCGTTTTGAGTCATCTTAATGACATGAGTAATTCTTTCACAATCTTTTAAATCTGAAGCATAGTATGGGACAACTAAATCCTCTGCTGGAATAAATTTTGATACAGGTCTATCTAACATTGCATCAAAATATATTTTTTTAAAAGTAGATCCTGATAATGGTAAATAAAATAACATCTGATCCATGTCAGTTGTGTAGTCTTCCATCTCCTCCATCAGCAGGTAATTCATGTAATCTTTTACTCTGTCTGCTTGTTGTTCGGTGGCCGGTGTTACTAAGCCTACAACTTGTGTCCGTACAGGGCCATCAGATGGAACTAGCTCTTTGTATGCTTGTGCTTGGAATTGTGTAACAGACTCAGCTAATAATGGATGCGTGACACCGGAAGCTCCTTTAAATGGTTTTGTGACTTCCTGATATTTAGTTCCTAATAAATCTAATCCTTTGATGTAAGCATCTTCCCATTCTTTTCTTGAAGTTTTATCTTTTTTGTATTCTTGAATAAGTTCCATACCCATGTCTTTGAGTGTTCTCTCATCCATAGCCTCAGCCAAATTTGCATTGAAATCGTCTTCAGGTCTTGCCTCTGGCATTTCTTCACCTTCAAAACTTATATCAACCTCACCTTGTACCCCTTCAGGGCCTTCAGTAATTTCTTCTTGTTCAAGTATATCTTCAGTTTGAGGTTCTTGTTTTTCTACTGCCATCTTAATCCTTAATTATATTTACTTATAAACCCACCTTCTTTTCTGTAGATCTTTTGTGGATTTACCATGTTTGGTGATACTTTAACAGAAAAAACGTCAGTGTACAATCTTAAGTCATTATCAGGAATAAATTCAAAACCTTCTTTTGCCCTATTTGAAACTGCACTATGCTCTTCAACTGTGTATTTTCTATCTCCTGGTACATTTACATTCTTTTTAGAAACTTGTTTATAAGGTTTTGTAGGATCTGATTTTGCAACTTTTATGGGCCCTGCTTGTGTGTCAAACTCTTTTGCAATTTTTTTCATTACATCTGGGATGACGGCAAATGATTTACTTCCTGGTGTTTTTCTGCCAGTTGAGTATCCATAAAACTGTTGGTAAGCAGATACCTTTTCAGCGTCCATACCTCTCTTCAATAGATTTGTTGGTGCAATTGCAACATAATCAACACCTTCTTTAGCAGCTTTATTAGTTAAAAATTTAATAGCAGCACTAGCATAAGAAGATCTGTCTAATAATGGAAAATAGTTTTGTTTATTTATTCGATCATATTCAGTTGCTTTTTTAGTTATCATTTTTAATTGATCATCGATTGATTTTATTTTGTTTGCATTCAATTCAATTTGTGCAGGTCTTAATTTACCACTAATTATTTCATCACTTAAACTTTTTCTACTTTGAGATAAAAAATCAATCACGACATCGTTTTGATATGGATTAGTCCGCATTGCTGTATTAAAAGGATCCTCACCTGCTTCTCTTATAGCTTTAGATATTTTTTGATTGGTGTCTGATTGTATTTCATGAATAAAAAAAGCTTTCTTACCGTCTGATGTAGTTCTTAAATCATATCTAAAATGAGCAATAGGGTTTGCGGCTTCAGGGTCATCGTAGTGCGGATTACTTTTTCTCCCCCCTTTTGTATTTAAAGGAATTCTATCATCTAAAACTAAAACTCCCTCTCTATAATTTTGTCCACCAGGATAAGTGTAAGCTTCTTGTGTTGCGTATTTTGTTGGTTTTATTCCTTTCATTCCAGAAACTAAATCATCAATCTCACCCTGCATTTGATTTAATGCAATTTTTTGTTGACTATTAGCGTTTGCTTTTAATTTTTTAAACTTAGCAGCTATAGAGGCAGCGGTGTCTTCGACTGCCATTCTATTACCATTAAAGATTTCCTCTCTTAGAGTTCTTATTCTATTTCTTAATTCTTGCAAATCAATTTTATAAGATTTGGCAAACATGGGATCATCAATGGAAGCTAAATTTTTTTCTAAAGATCTTTCAATTGATTTTAATCTGTATAGCTGTGTTTGTAATGTATTGTCTGCTTTGTTTATGAAGTTGCCCGGTGTCCCGTATTCAATAGCCTTTAATCTGTTAGCGGGGTTTAATTTAATCATATTAGCTAACACTTGTCCTGGTAGTTTTATGTTTGCTTGTTTTGCAGCAAATAATATTCCTCCAGTTAATTCCCCTGCCCTGTCAAATGTTGCAATATTTGAATCAAATAATTCTTCTATAGGAACCGTTTGTTCTTTGTTATAGAGATTAGAACCTCTTGCAAATTTTTCATCTAATTTAAATCTTTTACCTGTTACAAAACCATCCTCAAAGTCTTTGCCAAATAATTTAAATTTTCTTTTGCCTCTGTCAGTTAACCAGTCTGCCCATTCATCTGCTGTATAATTACCACCACCTTTTTGCGCAACACGGTCATAGGCTACTGAACCAAAAGCATCATCTGTTTTTGCTGCACCCATTTGCATTGGTCTCGTTTGTAAAGCACCACCAACTTTAGGTTCTCTTACAACCAACTCCATCGATTGTTCTGTAACAGTTTTTGGTGTTGGTGTTTTTAATTTTGAAATGTCTGGTAATCCACTTACAGTAGTAGTCTCTATGGTTTCAGGCGCAGCTTGTTCGCTTTTCTTTCGAAGTATTCTTCGACCAAGACCAATCAGATTTCTAAGGGACATTGTCCCTCCTAGTACATTTTTGTAGGTTTTGATCTAGCTATTCCGCCACCTCTGGCTTTGATCATCGTGCCTGCTTTATAACCCATAGGTTTTTGCATCATTCCGCCACCCATTTTACCCATAACTTTTCTTCCCATCTGTTTACCTAAACCTGTAGGAGTTAAAGATTGAGCTACTTGTCCAACACCTGCGGGTATCATTGATTTTCTTTCAGGTGGTTTGATATATTTAGGTCTTCTTTTTCTTGGATCAATACGTCTCTTAAATCTATCAACAGCTGTCATAAGTTTACTTTTTCTTTCTCCAGCTGTACCAGTGTCAGCACCACCACCTTTAGTGTATTTCATCATGCCGCCACCCATTTTTTTATTTTTCTTTTTTATAGGCATAGACATTTTATTTTTTTCTCCTTTAGTTGGATCACCAAAATATTTTCTACCAATAGTTTGTCCAAGTTTAGCGGCACCTGCTCCTGCTATTCCTAAAAGAGTTGCAGCGGCACCTATTCTACCAGCCCCAGCTAATTTTTTTCTTCTTGCTATAAAATCCTTTACTGCTGATCTTGCTTCTTTTGGAGTTTTATTAGGAGGGCCCCCTTTACCACCAGCTGATGGTTTTACAGAACTAATTGCTTTTGTAGGATCACTTTTTAAAGGAACTAATTTTCCTTTTCTTGCCTTCATAACTTTACCTGGTTTTACTTTCTCATCTTGTAAACCCATGCCTCTGCCTTTTGCTTTTTCTGCTTTCAAGATTTTAAAATCTTGTGCATCAATTCTGTTGTTATTATTTTTATCTAATTTTTTTTGATTACCTTTTAGACCACCTTTTTTCATTCCATATTCTTTTAACATAATTCTTTGTTCCCTTTGTTTAGCTTTTTTTTCGTTCATTCTTTCACGAGGACTTTGAGGTTCGTCTGCTTTTTTTGAGCCTTTAAAATCTTGCGCCATATTTGATTGTTGTTGTTTAGCCATACCTGATTGTTGTTTAGCCTGTTTAATTCTATCTTTACTATTTTTTTCTACAACTCTTATTGGCATACTAGCTCCTAATAATATTTGTACTCTTTTTCTAATTTCATTGGTGGGTCGTCCCAATCGTCCGAGTACGTAGAAACAAATCCACCTTGTCGATATCTTAACACAGCTTGGGTCATAGAA